ATAGAACCTTTATCAAGCGATTTGTCTTCGCCATCCATAATAAGAATAGCTTTACGAATTGAATTGAACAGATCTTTGTTTTGGCAAAATTTTTCGGTTTCATTAACAAGCCAGTCAAGATCGGTTTTCTTATCAACTACTAATTCATCAACAAATGACATGACAGACTTGTAACTGTCTTCGTTTAGATCTTTACGATTATCGAGTGAGATTTTGAGAGCCTCCACAGAGGGAGGCTCCTTGTACTCATCGACATATTTTGAATAAGAATCAAAAACTTTCTTTTGAACATGATCATCAAAGTATTCGCCTTTTACATAAGGATATACTTTTTGATAGAATGGCTCGTTAAAGACAAGATGCGATAGTATAGTTTTTTCTAACATTATTAATCCGCGTTATTAATTATCAACTTCATCCAAGTCTGGCTGATCTTCCTCACGCATAATACTACCAGAAGCGCCGATAGTAAATGTATTCTTGATATACGTAGTAAAATCAGTTTCTTTAAACATTTTAAGCCAAAACTCAGAATTGTCAACTATTTCTTTAGCACGCATAAGTTTTTCTGAAATAACTTCTCCAGACGCTGGATTAACAGCTTCATACCATCCAACCTTTGGTTTGTTAAGGTATCCACCTTTTTCAGCAATTTCCATCAAACCAGACCATTTAACAATACCGCCTTCCCAACTTACTGAAATTGGAATCTTAGATTTTTCTTTAACATGACGTGATTTTTCGATGTTAATTACAAAGTGATAGCCTTGGATTTCAGTTCCAACTTTATCTTGTTGACGACCAATAATCCAGATTGCATCAGCTGAATAGTAAATACCTGTACCACCAGAAACAACATCTTTAGGAAATAGACCAATTTCTTTGTAAGTATGGTTAATTGCAACAAGTGGAATATCTTTAAGATTAAGATGTGGTGTAACAATACGGAAAAGAGATTTTAGAGCTTTTGCACGAGACATATCAGCAACTGATTTACCATCGAGAGCATCTTCAACTTCTTTCTTAGAAGCAAGGTTACCAACAGAATCAATTACAATAATTACTTTATCGCCTTTTTCAATCTTATCCAATTGTTGTGTAATATCAAACTTAAGTTCTTCGGCATTTGTGACTGGGGTGTGGACTACGCGATGCATATCAATACCAAAGGATTCAAAGTAAGATTGTGGTGTACCAAATTCTGAATCATAAAACAATAGAACTGCATCTTCATGCTTCTTCAAATATGCGCCGGCCATCATAAGAGCAAATGCAGATTTAAAGTGTTTAGATGGGCCAGCTAAGACCAGAAGACCGGGAACAAGTCCACCATCAATACGTCCAGAAAGAGCCACGTTCACCATTGGTACAGATGTAGGTGCCATATCTTTTTTGCCATAAACTTTTGAATCGGCTAGAGACGCAGTCATCTTAATGGTAGAGTTTTTAACGAGTTTTTCGAGTAGACTCATATATTAATTACCTTTAACAATAGTAGACAATTTATTCTTATAAGCCTGAATTTTTTCTACACGATCTGGCCAATAAATTGTCGATTTATCTGAATTCTTACATAGATTATCTAAGAATGGTGTAATAGATTTATATAGAAGTTCTAGACGATATTCAAGATCATCAGCTTTGACTTTAGCATCGGTAAGTTGATCTTCCAATGATTGTTTTTCAGAGCTGATGGCCTGAATAGTCTCTTGAACTTCGGCTTCTTTTTCTTGAAGTTCTTCATCAATAAATGAGAAGCCGAAGTCAAAATCTAAAACCTCTTCATAGGTTTTATTAGCCATTCGCTAGTTCCTTGAAGATTGATAGATCGTCATCATCGTCGTCGAATGACATAGTTGACGCTGGTGCCGCAGGTGCTGCTTTTGGTTCTGGCGCAGATGCTGCTTTTTCAGAATTGCCCATCATACTGCTTAGATCTAGATCATCATCATCTGCTGCGGTTGTAGTTGGAGCAGGTTCGTTATCGCTAAGTGCAAGTACACGATATAGTTTTGCTTTCAACTCAGCGTAAGACTTGAAGTTCTTAGGATCTATGAGTTCTTGCAATGAATGCTCAGCATTGTATACACGTTCTAGTTCTGCGTCGTCATCAGATAGCGTAGATGGAGCATCAAACTCAGACTTATCATAGTTAGGGTAACCTTCGAATTGACGGATTTTCAGACGGAAGTTAGCACCTTCCCATAGATCAAATGGGTTTACTGGATCTTCATCTTCAAATTGTGGATTCATTAGATCGTTTAGTTTGTCGAAGATTTTCTTACCAAACTGATAGAGGAATACTTTACCTTCATTTTCAGGATTACCTGAGTCTTTTACTACGTAAACGTTAGCAACGTATTTTAGACGACGTTTTTGTTTACGAGCTTGTTCTTTATCAGAATCAATACCTGAGTTCCATAGTTTTGAGTTGTACTCAGATACAGGATCATCCTGATTAATGGTGGTTAGAGAGTTCTCAATGTACCAACCGCCTGGACCTTGGAAACCGTGATCCCAAATACGAACGAATGGCATTTCTTCACCATCAGGCGCAGGCAAGAAACGAATAATAGCAAAACCATTACCTGCTTTATCGCGAGTAGGCTTCCAGAATTTACCTTCGTTAGGATCTGAGTAGCTCTTAGATGAGATTTTTTCGAGCTGCTGGTTTAGTTTATCTAGGGACTTAGAGCGGTTCTTTTTGAGTGCGTCAAATGACATATTTGTATCTCCTAATTTTGCTGTATTTAGCGTAGTATATGCGTAATATATGTTGGACCATCCAACGATATATTTATATCAGAAAAAGCGATCTCTTACAAGATCTTTAAACTTTTTCTCGTTCAAATTCAAAAAAGGCTTGTACTTCTTTGATAGTCTTATTATATCACGAGCGACGAACTTGTCAACTATTTCTTTATCCCAATAGTCAAAAATATTAGCCGAATGTGATAGAATAGTAAATGTTTCAAGAGTGATTTGTTTCTGCATGTACATAGTCATAATGTATGGATGCTGTCCATTTGGAGAAACAAAGTTAGCTTTGTAATCATCATCAAGCTTGTTCAAATCGCTCTTGAAAGTACGAGTGAGAGAATCCATTTTTCTAGTCCATTCGTTTAAACGGTCTTCACCTTCTGGATCTAGAATTTCGCGAATCCAAGCATTAGGCTTAGCAATCATATTAGCCAACAATAGATTCTCAGGATTATCTCGCTGTGAAAGTTTATGAAAAAAGAAAACATCATTGCGAGTACGAAACTTATCGAACGAGGCTCTCACTTTTCCATGATACTTATGATAATCGTATCCATCAGTAGTAAAATGCTTTTTCATAGCAAGATATTTTACGTACCAATGGAACGATGCATCATTCGCAAAAGTCAGTGATTCCTTTATCATCTTTTTTCACCATTCTCAATTCTATAGCATCGCTTCTAACTTTTTCTTTTAAGATAGAAGACTTCTTAACAATATCAGCAATCATTTCAATTTCAAGATTATTCTTTTCTGCGTATGCAACAAGGGCATCGATGTAGTTAATGCCCTTTGAGAGCATATCAGATATATCGTGGTGAATTTTTTCTGGTGTTCTTGGTGGTGTAATCATAATATAAAAATATCCTTAGCCATTCAATGTTTTAATGCCATCTACCCAATTCTGGGCTGCACTTTCAGCAAAATAGATATTCTTACCATCAAATGTTTCTTCTTTTACCAATTGGCCGTTAATAAAATAACGTACACCAGAACCACCTTCTACTTCAAAATAGAAAGCCTCTAAGCGTTGACCTGCTTTTTCGTTAACAATAGATTTCATACATACCTCCTAATATAGTTATTCTACAACCATATCTAAGAAATGTCAACTGTTTTCTTCCTTTGTTTTGTATTGCCATTCATCAGTATGACCAACTGACCACTTATCTGCAGTTTCTACTACGTAGTTTTGGCTACATACTTTAAAGTCTGGCATTTTGAGTTTTTCAGGAATCAAACTGCTATCTTTCCAGATAACACGATTGTTTGGTTGAGCAGCAAACTGTCCATTATCCAATTTAATCATATTGAATGATTTATGTTCTGGATCGTATTCGCTGAAGTTAACATCTAAAGTAGATGATTCTGAGTGACATGTATCAATTGTAAACATGTATTCGCCATCGTGCATTTGACGATCTTTGCCAAAGTAACTACAACGTGATAGTAAAGGCTTCTTAATTACAGTCAAGTTATAATCGAAGCAATCCCATAACTGCAAATTATCTAGAGTCAGATCACCATGATCTGTTTTCCATACAAATGCAGACAGAGGTAGCTTATCATAAAGAGCACCGTATTCAGTAAGAAGCGTTTCGAAATACAAAGCTTTACCTTGTACACTCTTTACACTAATCCAGATACCGGGTGTAAACTCGCCGTGACCTTTTTGTAGATCATACAAATATTCTTTTCTTACAAGAACATGAACTGGTGGCAAGTTATGTACTAGGAATGCCATTATATCTCCTCAAATAATACATTGTTTACGTATCTATCTTTATCTTCTTCAGATATACCCATAGCCAGAATTGATCTATGCAGATGGGGATTTAATTTTTGATTGATACAGTATTTGTTTAGAATTGGTTTAGTATCTCTGTCGGTAAACGTAGCGTTATATTTCATATTAGCCAAATAGAAATCTACAAGCTCAGTAGTAACTTCAATGAATTGGTCTAACTCTTCACCATCTTTAATGTTACCAACTGCAATCATATCTTCTGAGAATATTTCTTTAGCCCAAGGTGGCAATTCTCTTGGTTTATTCCAAGAAAGATTATATACTTGTCTTTTCATATGACCATGATACATATGATTGTGATTACCGATTGGCGAATAGTCCATAAAAGAACCTGTGATTTTCTTTGGACCAGCAACAATGTCGAATCCCAAAATAGGCAATTCAATACCTACCCTAGGAAAGACATTAATATGCATCAACCACAATGACTTGAGATCTTTAGGTTGAATTGTTTTCAAATGACATTTGTAAATTTTGTGGGATGACCAAAACCTATCTGTCCATCCATCAAAATGCATATCATCTTCGTATTTTGGATTATCATAACGTAGAAAACATTTATCAAATTTAGATGCTATAGAATCAGCGTATTCGTTTAGTCTATCCCACAGTGGTGTCATTTTAGTTCTCTTCTTTACCTAAAGTCCATCCTTTTTCAGTTTCTTTCCAAGTAAGTTCATCCCCAACATTCCAACCCATTTCATCTATTAATTCATCTGGAAATACAAAAAATAGATCTCCAGTTTCAGGATCTTCTTGGACTGTTAGGAAATATCTCATTTCCTTTTCCTTTCTCGGCGAGCTTTGGACCATTGATTAAGGAGACGCGTCTCACGGATTTGTTTAAGATAACGACGGCGAGATCTTGCTGATTCGCTTCTACCCATGCGTAATTGTTTTTTGGACGGATTAATTGGTTCAATTACTTCTTCAAATGCGATTGATTCTTGCATTTTGCATCTCCTTTTTAGAGTTTGTTTTTACATATTACAATATTATGGCATCA